GCCAATCAGAATAATGTTTGTCAATTTGTTGTCCGCCAATCTCTATAACAACGGATTTAATTAAGCGAAGTCCAAGATAATTAACATATGTTGTTGTTAATCCAGAAGCACGTTTATCTACATCTACTTGTAAATACATACGATTGATTAAATCGCCGTTGCGCGATATTTGACAATTTACGGTACTACCATAAATAGGATTACCGTTAAAAGTTTGTTGAATAGCTTCAATCGCAAAATTGGTATGACGGCGATATACGACCTTGAAAAAGGTAATCTGGGGATTACCTGTTAAATAAACATCCTGAGCACCATAAGCTACTAGTTGAAGAAGACCACCACCCATTTACGCTATATACTTTATACTATTAGAGGAGAAAAAAATATGAATGATAGAACGAGTTTAAATATATATTTTTATCATATAAACATTTTATTTAATGAAATATTTATAATGATGTTCAAAGAAAAATCGTCAAAGAAAAAGATATCAAATGATAATAATGATACTTTCACACTCGATGCTATGCATAATAATATAATAAAAGGTTTCGGTGATAGTGATAAACAAAAAGAAAAATATAATTTATTATTATCAAGTTATGAAAGTGAAATAGATGGTATTACTACCGAATTAGAAAGATGCGATATAATAACCAATAAAGAAAGAGGTAATATGCTATGGTCGAAGATTATAATTTTGCGAGAAAAAAAGTCTGAACTTAAACTATGTATTAAGGAGTTAAATACGTATGATGAAATAGATTATTATAAAAATACTAGTTATATATTATTTCAATATTACGAAACAGTTGATAAACAATCAGATATAAATAATAATCAAAATAAAGAATCACAAAATACAATTGTATCAACAAATGAATTATTGAACAGACAACCTAAAATATATAAAAATTATTCAAAGAAAAAAAGAAGTATAGTTTCTGCTACTACGATAAATGTATTGGATGCTCTTAACAATATAGATTCAAAGGCAATATCTATAAATAATTGCGACGAAACTGATAAATGTGACAATATTATCGAAGATACGCAAGCGATCAATTATAAAACAGATCAATATATTGATTCAAATAATACAGAAGATACGCTATATGATAAGAGTGCACTTGTTGATAAATATATGTCTATAATAAATAAGCAATATGTTAGAAATGTTGAAGATAAAAATATAGAAATGTGCAAAGTATGTAATAATCAAATGACATGTTTGCAACAAGATGCTATAATGATATGTAATATGTGCGGTTATCAAGAATTGTTATTAGTTGAACAAAATAGACCTATTTTAAAACAAAATACTAAAGATACATCTCACTTTTGTTATAAGCGAATTAATCATTTTAGGGAATGGTGTAATCAAGTTCAAGGAAAAGAAAGTACTGATATTCCTGATGATATTTTTGAAAAAATATTAACTGAAATAAAAAAAGAGAAAATTATTGATTTAAAAAGTATAAGTTATGTCAAAATGAGAGATATTCTAAAAAGATTAAGAATAAATAAATATTATGAACATATTAATTATATTATTAATAGAATTAATGGAATACCAACTCCGCAATTCAGTCCAGAATTAGAAGAAAGATTATGTAGTATGTTTAGAAATATCCAAGCACCATTTTTGAAACATTGTCCGAAAGATAGAAAGAATTTTTTGTCATATAGTTATGTTCTTTATAAGTTTTTTCAAATACTTGGATTGAACGAATATCTCAAATATTTCCCATTGTTGAAAAGTCGGGAAAAACTATATGTTCAAGACCAGATATGGAAAAATATATGTATAGAATTAAATTATGATATTATTCCATCACTTTAAATATATATAAGATTTAAATAATATTACATATTATAAATAGAAATAAGAAAATATGGAAGAAACAGCAAAATCTGTTCTCGTTTCTACAAAAGAAACTGATTATCTTGACGAAGATAAACCTATCCGTGGTCAAAATTACGTACTATTGTCTTTTTTAAGTCCAGAAGATGTTATTGTTAAAAAAGACCTATATTTTTTGAGCAAGTTTATTGATAAGTTTGGAAAAGATATGACAGATTTGTTTCAAGGTATTAAAGAAAAATTTCCAGAATCAGAAGATATGATCAATAATATCAAGGAAAATCATTCGTATATTTTTGACCCGAAAGAAATGAATGAGCAATATACATTTTATAAATCTGTAAATAACGAAGAATTGGAACAAAGTTATCATCGTGATAATAACTTCGTAACATCCATGAGAGGTATTAAGGTTCGTGGAACATTTGATACTCTTGATGAAGCAAAAAATCGCAGTGAGTTTTTAAAGAAGATTGATTCGAAGTTTAATATTTATATTGCACAGGTTGGTTGTTGGTGTCCTTGGTCACCAAATCCAGAGTGTCTCGAAAATCAAGAATATTCGGAAACACAACTTAATACATTAATGAAAGAATATAAGAAAAATATGGATGATAAAGACGTTATTTTCGAAGATCGTAAAAATAAGGTAGCCTCAAATGCTGCACCCGTTAATGAAGAAATTGACGAAGATAAAAGCACTAATATTGAACTTGGTTCTCTAAAAGAAAGTATTGAAAATGTTGATGTATGGGGCGATAGACACAAATAGATATATTTTATTATGTGTATGTAAAAGTTGTTATTATTTTTTTTCTTATTTAGTATTATTAAGTATGAAAGCAATTGCTATATTTTTTTTATTTATAGGTATATTGCTAATTATTCAAGGATATTATAGTAATAAATCTGTATGTGAAAAAGAAAAAGTAGTTGTAAAATATGTTCCAAGAAGTTTTTATGAAGAACAAATGAAACCCGAAGAAAGTTTGCAAACTTTTTATAAAAGTATGTTTGAAGATATTATATTGCTTTAATTATTATTTTTATCCTTAATATTAGTAAATGAGTAAATTATTTAATATTGAAAAAGTGTTTATTGATATAGCAAATAAAAATTCCAATGATATGCCAAAATTAAAAAGTGATATAGAAGCTTATTTTAAAAATATTGATGAAAGAGATTTAGAAAGTATTAAAAAAAAAGATAAATATTTCATTAATTATGAGAATAAAAGAATTAATGATAAGATTATATATGAAAAATATTTAATTGAAAAAACTATTTTAAAAACTATTTTTCAAAATGAAAAAACAAAAATATCTTTATACAATTATTTAAAATTAAAATGTCCAGTAAAAAACAATATACCCGATTTATATACATACGAAAATATAGAATTAAAACAACGCGTTATCATTCCAAGAGAACCAATGGCTAATGCAAATAAGATTAATAAAAATAAAAAAGAGATCATATGTCCCGAAGGAAAAGAAATAAATCCTGTCACTGGAAAATGTGTTAAGGTCTGTGAAGAAGGAAAGGTTAGAGACCCTATTACCGGTACTTGCAAAAAAATTAAAATAGAAAAAATTGCAAAAGTTAAAAAGGTTGTAAAACCTGTTGTTCTTCCTATTGTTATAAAACCTGATGAACCTAACGACGATGAGATAAAACCTGATGAACCCGACGAACCAAAAGTTAAAAAAAATAAAAAGGTTAAAACTCTTGATTTAAATGTTGTTGCTCCTATTGTTATAAAACCTGATGAACCTAACGACGATGAGATAAAACCAGATGAACCTAACGACGATGAGATAAAACCTGATGTAGCAAATGATGTAAAAGTTGTTAATATAAAAAATACAAAATGTCCTGAAGGAAAAGAAATAAACCCTATAACGGGAAGATGTGTTAAAAAATGCGAAGACGGAAAGATTAGAGACCCTAAAACAGGTATTTGTAAAACAGTTAAAGTAGATAAACTAGCGAATATAGATGCTATTAAATGCCCCGAAGGAAAAGAAGTAAATCCCCTAACAGGTAGAATTGTTAATAAATGCAAAGATGGAGAAGAGAGAGATTTACAAACTGGCAAATGCAAAAAGAAATTAAAAAAATAAATGTCATATTTTTATTGCGTTATAAATATAATAATGAAAATATAATATAATGGTATAGATTAAGAAGGTTGTTATGTCAACGCCAACTTCAACATTACCATTAAAAACAGACAGAACATCTCCAGACCAAAGCGATATCAATGATCCTATAGTACAAGATGTTCTAAATGAATTTAGAGAAGAACTTATGACATCTAAAAATAAAGAAGATAACAAACAAGTACAATATAATAACAATCAAATGCATGAACAACAACAACAACAGCAACAATATAATCAGCAACAACAACAACAACAGCAACAACAACAGCAACAATATAATCAACAACAATATAATCAACAAAGTCAAAATGATGTAAATAATCAAAATAAGAATGTAGTCGCTGAAAAAAATGATAACTTTCCATATATGTACATTGATTTTGATGTTATAAAAAAAAGTCTTGTAATTGTAATTTTAGCTATATTGATATATCATACTGGCATAATTAATAATTTATATGAAAAAGTTCCAGAATATTTACAAGAAAATCTTAATATATTTGATATATATATTAAATCAGTTTCTTTGTTTATAATTTTATATACTTTAATATTGCTCCAATATATTTAACAATCTATCGATAAGTATAATTTATTACTCTTTCGTTGCTATTTTTCATAGTAAAAAACTTATAAATAAATAAAACAAATACAAAAAATGTCACAAATATTGTAAATATTGTTGTTGAAAATATTATAGTATATGATGTTGTATCATAATTATTTTTATCTATTGCTACAATTGATATTATAACAATACAATATATTAATACCATAATAGAATATATTATTATGAATAATGATTTATTATCATAACTATAATAACCCCACGCAAGCAATGATACAATAATTATACTTACTACAGTAAATCCAATTGTTATAAATATATTTTTTACAATTTCGTCATTTTCACTATTTGATACAAAATATTCATTCATATTTTTAACAATATCTATATTATAATATTATAATAATATTATTTTTCGTATATATTATAATTCATAGTTCCCAATATAGTATTTGTTGTATCATAACCGCGTAAATGATTATTATTATTATCTAATCCTTGTGAGTTATATAAAGGACCCGCTTTAATTTCATTTGATAATTGACCAACCTCTGTATCGTAATTATCAATATTATAAATATTTGTTTGTGCTGCTAATAAGTTTTCTTCTGTTATATATGGAACCTTGTTACAATCTGTCGCACTTTCAACAATACTTTTTATTGATGGGTGGTCCATAGAGCATTTATCAAATTCATTTGTAAATTTTGCTATATTTGTATTTTTATTTTCATCAGTTTTATTTTTTATTTCATTAGTATATATTCTAAAATATATTAATAAAAGCCCTATTGTTAAAATAAAACCAGTTATATTATCTATCAACATTATAATAGTTATACAAATTATTGCTAAATATAACTGCATTAATGGGTCTTTAAATAATTTTTTATATTGTATATCCTTTATTATAAAAATCATACATAATATAATAAGCGATATTAATCTAAATCCATTAATTATCATTACTATTTTTTACGTTATCCTATATTATAATTTCATATAAAAAAATGATAGATATCTATATATGTATTAACAATATAACTATAATGTTATCAATAAATGGATATAGTTTATCAAAATCAACATTGGGTGAAGAAGAATTAAAAAAATTGCGCGATAATTTAACTATGAAACCACGAGTTAATTTTGATATGGGAAATAATAAAGAAGAGGATACGACATTTATATTATACAAAGAAACATCTAAAAGAATATATGTCCCGCGATATTATGGGCTTTGTAATTATGGAAACCCGCGAGTTAACAGATTAACAGGCGGTCAAGACATTGATATTAATTTTATTGGTAAATTAAGAGATGCCCAATTAGAACCTGTTTCAAAGTTTTTAGAGGTTGCACATAATCCTCTAAAAATGGGCGGTATAATATCAGTTCCTTGTGGTTTTGGAAAAACTATAATGAGTTTATATATTGCTTGTCAAATTAAGAAAAAAACTATGTTTGTTAGTCATAAAGACTTTTTAAATCAACAGTTTTTGGATACAGTAAAAGAGTTCGCACCTGAAGCAAGGATTGGTAGTATTAAACAAAGTAAAGTAGATGTTGAAAACAAAGATATAATTATTGCTTCTTTACAATCATTAGCTATGCGAGATTATGAATTAGATATTTTTAGCGACATTGGTTTTGTAATTATAGACGAAGTACATCATGCAGGAGCGAAAGTATTTTGCCGTGCTTTTCAAAAACTTAATAATCCAATAATTTTAGGATTATCAGCAACATTGGATCGTAAAGATGGATTGCGAAAAGTATTTGAATATTATATCGGGAAGTCTGTATATAATTTAAAGAATAAAGAATTTATAGATGTCAATATACAAGTTCATAAATACTTTGAAACCCACGTTGATTACTCTACCGTCCTTAAGATGTGGAATGGTAGAGATAATATAGCTGCTATGATTAATAACATCTGTTCTTTTGCTCCGCGAACAGAATATATAATTAGTATCCTGAAAGATATTTTGAAAAAAGAACCAGACCGTCGCATATTAATATTAAGCGAAAGAAGAAAACAATTAAAAGACATTGAATACTTTATTATAAATGAAAATATCGCAAATAAAGATTATGGTTATTACGTCGGCGGAATGAAACAAGTTGATTTAAATAAATCTTCCGAAAAACAAATCATTCTAGCTACTTTTCAATTAGCATCTGAAGGATTTAATGTTCCATCATTAAACACCCTGATATTTGCATCTCCAATTTCTGATATTCAACAGTCTATAGGACGTATTCTTCGTGAAACACCACAACAAAGAAAATATATTCCACTATGTATAGATATTGAAGATGATTTGTATTGTTTTAAAAGAAAAGCATCAGCTCGAATGAAGTTTTATAATGCCAATAAGTTTAAAGTATCTTATTATCAAGATAATGAAGAAATTAATTATGGTAATGATGAAATTGAAGATATAGATAATAAAAAAAAACTTATGTTTATTCAAGATGATGATTAAATATTTATTTTAATATAGTAAATAAAGTATATTATGGAAAGTGAAGATTATTATATTGTTAAAGTTATTTTACTATTATTTTCTATTTTGATTGCAATATGTGCAATATATTATTATAATACTCAATTGAATACAAAAAATATAAAAACATATGTTCCACACGATGAAAATGTATTTAAAAATAATTATAGACCTTTCGCGAAAATAGATGAACCTAAATATGCAAAACCTCAAACTTTAGTAAAATTATATGATGAAGAACCAGTTGTATTTACTAATAAAAACAGTATAGACTTTGATAATAAAAATGTATTTAATATATATAAAAATGGGGATACAGTAAAAAATATAGGATTTGACGAAGAGATTATAATACCATATTCACAAGAATATAAAAAACATAGTAAGTTTGAAGAAGAACTTGAAGATGTATATAATAAGGATTTAGTGGAAAGTGAAGACCCTACATATGATTATTATGAAATTTTTAATTATAGTATTAAACCAAATAAAAGTGATTTACCTATAGCAAATGTACCTCTATGTGTTTTGAATGACGAATCTAAATCTTTAAAATTATCAGATAGAATACATTTATAATTTGAGAGTAGAATAGCGTATATATTATATATTTCTATAACTTTTAACATTTTCTTATTTTTTCTTAAAATAAAAAGATTATACGCTACTCTACTCATTTTATTTAACATAATTCTTTATAACTATTTTGCAAAACTTTAAGAATATATTTTGAGTACATAATTAATTAATTCTATAACTTTTTAACATTTTCTTATTTTTCTTAAAATTAATTAATTATGTACTCATTTTGTTTAAGACCATTCTTTATAACTATTTCACCAATCTTTAAGGATACCATTTGAGTACATAATTACATATTTTCATAATTTTAAAACATTT